CCATGCCGGTCTCGGCGAGTTCCTTCGCCGTGGTCAAAATGATTTTGTGCGCCTCCGAAAAAAACAACTCCTCGGGCCAGGACATGACTCTCAGGCATTCGAAGTTTTGCAGGATGCAGGAGATCGCAGCCTTCTCGGCGGTTTCGTTGAGTGGGACGCTTGGGAGCATCGGGATAATCTTGGGGAGTGTTGTCATACGCAGGTGGGGAGGAAGCGGTCGCAAGACCGCTCTTTATTCTTCTCTTCTCTGGTAACGCTTTTGTAACGCTGTGAGCGTTTCTCTTCCGTTACATCACCGTTACCGCGATGCTTGTTGACTCGACGCCCTACAAGTGCTCGCTCCTTAGCGGTTTGGGTGTTGTGCCGGTCGAAGTTCACAAAGGTGATTTTCGCATCTTTCACGCGCAACCACCCCGCTTCGACGAGGCTTTCAGCGAAGCACTCATTGCCCGCCAGTTTGTTCAAATGCGAGAACGCCGCGATTGTTGTAACGCCGTCAGCGTTACAATTCCGTGACGCCCAACCCCACACCTGGATCAACGCCCCGACCACCGCATTCGGGGCCATCTTCGTCGCCTCGGCGATCTGTAAAACCTCGGGCTTTTCGGGTAGGTGGAGTTCCACTTTAATCCATTCTCCGGCCATATTATTTCCTTCCCTTCATAGTGTTCTGATTCCGCTCGATGTATTTCCGCACGCGCTCCATGTCCGCCTCCGCCTCTGCCTGTTCTGCCAGCGCGTAGGTGTGCCGATAAGGCGGCAGCGGCTCCAGGCGTTGAATGCGCGGCCCGATCGGGCAGCCGTTCAAACAGATGGAGAGGCGGAGGGAGAGGTCAGATTGCATCTGGAAAAAGAAGCTGTTGAATGTAAAAAGCCCGCTCAGACACAGGCTTGCCAAACATCACCGTATTCATGGCATTCATCACCCAATCGGCCCGGACGAAAATAGACTCGCTGAAATAGGAGTGATTCCGCTGCCTGTCCTTCTTGCAGGACGCCTCCCAATCAGAGCGCTTTTGCTCTGCCGCCATTCTTAAAGTGTGAAAGCACAAAAGAAATGGGCGCCCAAAATCAGAAGGATCAAATCGGTAGAGAATTAGGTCAGTCTTTTTTCGACAATCAAAAGACCACCCAATTTCCCCTTGGTTTTTTCCATTCGGGCAAACCGACCATGTTTCGATTGCCAGCTCGGGGATGATTTCCCCATTCCGCCCCCTTGTTCGCCAAAATCTCGAACACCCTTCTGTTCGGGTCTTTAGGTCAATATAGACCTCTCGACCCCCTTTAATCGTTGCAATATAATCAACCCCAGCCCGATCCTCATCTTCACTTGCAGGCCGAACATCTTCGCACTGCGAGAGCTTCAACTTGATCGCCGAAATATCACTGGCTTGCGCGTCTGCCGTCTTGCTTGCGCTTAAGCAGTTGTCGAAATCGTAAAACATTTTATTGCCCCTCCCCCCATGGCGTCCACCCGTCCCGATTGTGGCGGCTGAACATTTCCAGAAACGGACCAGGCGAGCAGGATTCCACAAGATCGTAGAACTCTACCGGCTTCGAGCTGTGGCCATTAGGCCCGCGCGGGGCTGTGAATAGCGTGCCGACATCCTTGCGCTTCAACGGCTGGCTTCCCTTCACTGCAAAAAGGATTTGCTCAGTCTGGCCACGGAAATAGTTGCCCATTCCGAAGCTCGGCTTTGCCCAAGTGATTGCCGTAATATACCGGAATCCCCACGCTTGAATCAGGTCAAAGCCCTTCGGCAAGCTCCGGTTTGTGATCCACATGTAAAGGTGGCAATCATCATCAGCCAGCGTTCCGACAGGCAGCGCCATCAGTTGTTCCTTGCTCATGGTGGCGTAGTCCGGTCGGGCGCGCCCCATCTGGTCTTGGTCGCCCTCGTCACCCCAATCCCACGGCGGGTCAATGACGATAGTGGCAAATTTCGCCGCCGATTTGATGATGTCCTCGGGGGCTTGCGCTTCCGCAACTTTGGCGCGGTTTTCTTCGCGGCGGGCTTCGCGCTTCTCTTCTTTCTCGATGCGCCTTATTTGTTGGTATGCAGAAGAAATACTAACATCCCCTTGCTTGGCTTTCTCCCATAGCTCAGGAGCTTTTTTAATAATCTGCTCCGCCATACCAACTTGGCCGGTTGATACGCCTGCCGCTTTGGCGATTTCGACGCGAGTGTTAATTGCAGCCTGAAAGGGTTTGTCATTTTGTGACAAACCCTTTTCAACTTTAATATTTCCACGCCCGCCTTCTTTTCCGCTCTCTCGCTGCTTTGCCTTCCCTATCTCCAATAAATCCTTTTTATTCCCAAGCTCTAAATCCAAACGCCAAGCAGTTGTTAGATTTCGACGGCCAGCTTGGTTGTTTCGCATCCAGATCCGTGCATGCGTTCGGCTTTCAAATTGGATTTGAACCGTCTCAAACGGCAGGCCGTTCCGGGTGCAAATCTCGTGGCGGTTGTGGCCGTCGATCAGGATATCGCCCCACACCACCAGCGGGTCGCGGCACCCATCGCGCAAAATGTTGGCTTCCAGTTGGCTGAGTTCGTCAGGCGCTAACGGGGGGATTAGCGCCTTGAACTCAGGGTCGATTATGATCGTTTGCATAATCAAAACGGGATGTCGTCGGTCTCTTTGGCAGGTTTAGCTATCTGCGCAGGGGCCAAGGCTTTGGGTGACATCCAGCGCTCGAGGGTGTTGAAGCGATGGCCGGGATCGGCTCCCTCTTCCTCGCCAAGAACGACCGTAGCCGTCTTGCCGATGAAATCCTCTGGCTGCACATCCACTTCCTCCCCTGGCACCACGGCGAACCCGCAGGCTTCGCGCACTTGGTCAATCTTCCACCCCGCTTTTTCGGTAAAGGTCAGGTGCTCATGGACTTCCGGCCCCTTGGCGCCATCGCCGATTTCGACGCGGCAAATGAGTTTGATCATCGGGTTCCCCGCCTTGGAAAGCTTCTCCATGGCATTGACGATTTCGACTTTGTAGGTTCCCGGCTCCACGAAATAGACGGGTTTCGGTTCACTCTGCTTGTAGGTAGGCATATATTATTTTTTGTTTTTGATTTGGCGCAGGGTGTTAATGGGTGCCCCTGCTTTCACCGCTGACTCGTCCACCTCAACGCCGGCATCGGCGCAGAACTGGCGAAATTTCTCGGCGCTCATTTTCCCGCCCAAGGCGAGAATGAGCGTCTCCTTAGAAACATTAGCGGAGGCCCGAGCGATGGCATCGGCCTCCACGAACTGACGGCCCGCGCCGGTCGTGACCTTCCAGCCGGGAATGTCCTCGCCCGCGGCGAGGCGTTCTTTCAGCGCATCCAGAACCGGCTCGGCGATCTGCTTCTCGGCGAGCTTCCAGTTCGCGGCGAAGGCGGACAGCTCGACCGGATTGGCGAGGATTTGGTCGCGGATGTCGGAGAGTGCGAGGTCGGACTTGACCAGCGCCAGCGCCTCGGAGGATTGACGCACCAAGGCTCGGCACGAGTTGGCATGAGCGCACCAGCCGCAGTATTCATTAGGCGTCGGCTCCGCTAACCGGCTGGAGGCATTAGCGATCACCGCCGAAACGGTCGCCTCGGCTTGCTCCCTCGTGAAGGTGTAAGTCCGCCTAACTCTCTGATCGACATAAACGACATGAGCCGTCCACGAGTCGGCGAAATGCTCGTGCATACAGGCCAAACAATAGGCCGCAAGTTGCTCCCTATAATTTCTGACTTGGCCCGTTTTTACATCTGCCACCCATTGCGCCCGAACGCATACCGCATCAGCCGTTCCCGGCTTCGAAAGGCCAGGCACCTCCATGCCGAGATATTCTTCGCGGGTCTCGACATGGTAGCCACCGGAGAGCGTCCGAAGTTCATCCACGCCCCACCGAGCCACCGCCTGATCCTCGGCGCTCAGTCCGTCGTAGGTCGTGGGATCATCAACCAAGAGCTCACGAATCGCCCGATCCAGTAGCGTCCCACGCTCGGCTGCCGCGCTGGTGCCGGGTGCGCCCGTAAATAGGGCGCACTCGGCGAGCTTCGGCAGGGAACTCGGAGAGATTTCCTTAATCACGCTGCGACCTCCATTTGAGCCTTGGCTTTGGCGACAAGGGCGGCAGGCCGCGCCACGATCTGCTGGCGCAGTTTCTCGCTGGCATCTCGCCATGTCTGGCCCTCGGCGATGGAACCGTTGCTGACGAGGAACAGGTTGACGACTTCCTCGTTGTCCTCGAGGACGGCCACCGACTCCCGGCCAATGATCTCCACGGCAGGCGCCGAGGTTTTGGGTGCAGGTTTCCCGAACACATGCGCCACGGATTCCCATTCCATAGGCAACTCCTCGGCGAGGCCCGAGCGAGTCTTCGCGTCGTAAGCCGCCGAGTGGGTTGTGTAGATCACCCGCTCCTTGCCACCAACCCCTTTGGCTTTGCCACCCTCCTGCGATACGGCCTTGGTTTTGAACCTGAAAAACCAAAGCTCGTCAGCCCATTCTTTGACCAGCGGCGAGGACTGCTTGGAGAGCTTCAACTCGTAGCGGTCGTAAGCGGCGAGGATGTCCGGCGGCTCGGTGCGCTGAACCTTGGAGTGCGCCAAGACAACCACATGTTTGCCAGCGTCGATGAGCATATCGAGAGCGGTCAGGAACCGGCTGACCTTTTCCGCCGCCATGACCCAGCCCTTGCCGAATCCGAAATCCTCGACGGATTGCTTCTTGTTCGTGGCGAGGAGGTCTTCAACCGCCAACCGCTCCGCCCAGTCGGCGCTGTCGATGACCACCGTCTCGTAATCCGTCGCCGCTGCCTCGGTGATGCACTCGCCGAGTTCCTTCCAACTCGAGACCGCCACGCGGTCCACGGCGAGGTGGTTGCTGCCGCCCTCGATGTCTAAAAACAAGGGAGAAGGGAACTTGCTGGCGAAAGTGGTCTTTCCGACCGACTCCACCCCGTAAATGACCACCCGCTGTGGCCTTTGTTGTTTGCCTTTGATTATTTTCATATCACTCAATTTGTTGCGCGTTGGTTAGGATGCGCGCCCCCCGTCACCTGCCCTTTCGGGCGATGCTGAAATTTTATTCTCTCGACGGACTCACCGCGGCCGCTTGCCAAAGGAGTTCTAGGGTTGCCCACTGGCAGTGCTTGAAACACTCAGAGCAAACCGGCCCGAGGTCGTTATCCACCTGCTCGGCTTCGCCTTGGCAGATGGCACACCTAGTCATCGAAATCCTCCAGATTCTCGCAGTCCCACTCAGCCCAGCGGTCTTCTTTCTCACGCAATTTGCGGAGCCGGTTGAGGATGTCCCGTTGCCCGAGGCAGTAAGAGGCGTAGCAACTGCCGAGGGTCACCAGTGCCAAGAGAAGGCCCGCCGTGGCGCTCATCGCACAACCTCCACCCGGCTTGGAACGCCGCCGAATTGTTGAGCGAAACGCTCCCGAGCCTCGAAGGCCGAGAACGCCCAGAAATACTCCCCCACCCTGTGCCGAAGGAAATTCAGCCCCTCGCAGTGCCAGAGTCGCTTTTTCATCGGGCGAGCCTCCAGGTGAGCGCGGCCAACGCCACCGGCGCGGCCATCAGTTGGAAAAACTCGATCCCGTAACCGAGCAGGCGGAGCGTCGTATCGTAGTCCATTACGCGGCCCTCCGTTTCCGTGTTGGGATCGTCGTGCGATTCGCGGTGGAGGCGTTCCGATAACCCCACCAGTCGAGGAAGGATTCCCTGACGATGTGCCAACCACCGCACCGGCCGCGTGGCATCGTGGCGGCGAACTCACCGCGCTTGATATAGTCCCGAATGGATCGGCTTGAAAAACCCGAGAGGCGCCGAGCCTCCGCCATGTCGATGAAAGTCTCGGAGAGGTTCATTTCTTCGCCCTCCGTTTGTTTTTCCGATCCACCATTTCGCGGACCGCTTGAACGATCACTTTGCTCAGTGTCGTGTCGTTTGCTTCAGCTTCCCGCTTGATCTCCTGCCAGAGGTCAATCGGGAAACACGCTCCCTGTTTTTTGTTGCTCGCTGTCATGCGGTGCACTTTTTTATTTCGGTGCACTTTTATCAATAAAAAAAGTCAATGGGGTGTTCTCCCCATACGAAGATTTCTATTGACATCCGCATGGGGGCAAGGTTTGCGGGCGAAAATATTTTTTTGGTGCACCGAATAAAATAATTGGTTGCAAGGGTGCACCTATTCGCTGACATTGTTTTCGTTGTGGGTCGGCACAAAAAACCAGAAAGCGAAAAAGTGAAAAAACCGGGCGTCTCTTTGACCCCGGAGTGCCAAGATATTTTAGCCAAAATCATCCGCTACGAGTTTGAAGTGAACCAGACCGACATGGTTCCATCTCAAGCCATCCGTAAGTGCATGAGGCTCGCGTGGGACTACCACTACCGGGCAGCTTATGAGAGGCACCAATCGAAGAAACAGCCCCTCCCCCAGGGCTCGTCTTCGAATATTGTGCGCCCACAATCCGTGACCTCCGATGGTGGATTGTCAACTCACCAAACTGCGATCTCCCTCCAGGGTGGCAAGGCGAAATAATCGACCTGACCGCCTAAACCCTCCACCAAGCCCGCCAGTCCGCCTTGCGCGAAGGAACCGCGTAGGTTTTGAGAACGAGCGCCGTCGAAGAATGCCCGAGCTGATGCGCCGTCTTGCCAGCATCCTGGCATCGACCGAGGTGGTAGGTGGCGAACGAATGGCGGAGGGCATTCTCGGGTAGTTTGGCCCACGGAACGACGCCCTCGTTGTTGAGCCGCTGAATCAGCGCCTCCCGCTCCCGATAAAGTCGGAGCGATTTCGGAGGCACAATCAGGCCGGATTTCCCTTTGAAAAAATCCTTCCGCTTTTTCAGAGGCTCCGTGAAGTCCACGATGCGCTCAGGCAGGCCGCTTGATTGTTTCGAAACCTCCCGCCGCACCTCGATCTGGCCGGTTTTCGCATCGACATCCTCCCACCGCATCCTGTGAACCTCGATGGACCTCAACCCCGCAAACGCACCCAGCAAAAACCAAGCGCGCAAAGCATCCGACATTTCCGAGTTCAAGATCGTTCGCAGTTCCTTCGCCGAGATCAGGGACCGCTTCGACTCCGCCTCCGGCGCAATCACCCGGCGGAATGGATTTCGGTCCAGCAACTCCATATCGACGCACCACCGAAAAAACCCCGAAGCATATCGATGCCACCCCGCCCGCGTCGTCGGCGCGCCTTGGATCTTCGCAAACACCCTCGCCGCTTGCATGGGCGACACCGCCGCCACCGCGCCAGGGAACGCATCCAAAAGCTCCCCACATATTTTTTCCAGCTTCTCACGATGCCGATCCGAGCTGCCCGCCTTGGAGGCGATGTAATCCCGCACCGCCGACTTCATCGACATACCCCTCGCCTGCTCCTCCGCGAGCGAATCCGTCCCACCCTTCTGAAGTTTCTCCAAAAGCCCCGGCCCCGCCGCCCAAGCCTCCGCCTCGGTGCGATAAAACCGGCGGATCCTCTTGCCAAAAATTTTCTGCGGAATGGTCAGCTTCCAAGGCGTCGAAGGCCGCTGCGGGTAAGGTGTCACAAGAAAGGCGCTCATGCTGTTGCCCAGACTTGTTGCCCGTGTTGCCCGAAATCGCAAATATTTTCTTCCAGTAGCCGCCAATAGCCGCCTGTAGTTTCAAGAAGCCAACCACCCGCCGAGCCGCATAAAACCTAGCTCAAATCGTCACAAGTCGCTCTGCCGGCGGCGGGACTCGAACCCGCACTCCGCTTTCGCGAAAACGGATTTTAAGTCGCTTTCTTGGGTTTGTTTTTCAATGACTTACGGGAGTGTTGCCCGTTGTTGCCCTAAAGGACCTTATTGAGAGCCGCAAGGAGGGCGGCGTGGGCCGCTGGAGAGCAATCGTCTTTGCGGCCGGGGGAGACATCGGCGTGGCGCAGGATGTTGGCCAAGGGGATGTGGTGCTCGCGGAGGATGGGCAACAGGTATTCCACGGCGGAGAGGAGGGCATCTTCGCTGAGGGGCGTGGTGTAGGTGTCGCCTTCCCATGCCAGGCCGACGCTGAATGAGTTGGCGTCTTTGCGGCCTTGCCAGCTCGAGACTCCGGCGTGCCAGGTGCGCTGGGTTGGCAGGGCGAGGACGGTTCGTTTTCCATTTCTGGCGATGATGCAGTGATACGAAACTTTGCTGACGGGGTCGCAGCACCATGAGACGCTCCCGGCGTAAGCTCCGCTCGAGTGGTGGAGCACGATGTGGGTCGGTTTTATCACGCGGCCCGCTGAAATGTTGGGCGTCTTCTTGTTTGTCTGCTGGTAAAATTTTGGCTCGGGCTTGATGGTGCCGGAGGTTTTGGCGGGCTTGGCTGCTGGCTTTGCGGGCTTCGGCTCGGGCTGTGGCGCGGGGGATTGCGCGGGCTTTGGCAGCATGAAGAAGCGGGCGAGGAGCGAGAGTATCACTTGTCTTTCAGCGCGGGGATGGATTTCTGGAATTCGCCGAGGGCGTTCCAGAGGTCGCGATTCGCGGCTTCGCTTTCGGTCAGGCGCGGCTCGAAGCGGACCGTGGTGCGGAGGTGGAGCGTGCCAGCCTCGCCGATGCGGTCGCCGAAAGGAGGCATCGGCACGGCCACGCAGGAGGTGAGGAATGCCATTGCGAGAAAGAGCCAGCCGATGATCATCAGAACGGCGGCGACCTGTTTGGGGTTCATTATTTCCCTTTTCGGAAAATGTTGATCGTGCCGACTAAGCCGAGGCCGGCGGCGATGATCTGGTTTTGAAGTTCAGGCTCGATCTTCACGCCGAGGGCGACGGCGACGAGGATCAGGCCGCGCCAGGTGCTGTTTTCGCTGAGACGATCGAGGACAAAGAGGATTGCTTTCATGCTTCGCGGCGGGGTGTCAAAGGGTCAGGGATTGTGCCGGTCGAGTTTAGACTCGAGGCGGTCCATGATCGTGATGGCGCGGTTCGTGGTCTGCTGGTTGCTGGAAATGACCTCGAGCATTTCGCGGTTGGCGGTTTTTAGGTGGGTGACGAATTCTTCGTTCTGCTGGTCCATTTTTGTTTCCACGCGCTCGAGGCGGCGGGTGAACCACCGGAAGAGGATGCTGGCGAAAATGAGGCCGATCGCCACGAGCGCGATCAGGTGCCAAGTGGCATCCTGACGCGCTGCGTGGTTGATGATGCCGAGGGCGGAGTCGGGCGTCATGAGTTCGCCTGGGCGATGAGGTTGCCGACGATGGCTGTGGTCGCCACATTCGCGAGGCGCTCCACGACGAGTGCGTCGGTGACGGCTTTTACTGCGGCTACATCCGAGTTTGCTGGCGCGGTGTAGGCCGAACCGGCGAGGCGGGTGCTCACGGCTTGGTCGACTCGGGCCAACTCGGTGGCGAGCTCGGAGCGAACTGCCGTGGCCACGGTGGCGGCGCTTGGGGCTGTCGCACCGCTGACTGGTGCATCGATGCGGGCGAGTTCGGTGGCGAGTTCCACGCGCACCTCGTCGGCGATGGCGGCTGCGGTTGGGACGGTCGGCGCATTAGTGAGGGTCGTGACGGTCGCCAAGGTGCCGGATGGCGCGAGTCGGCTGGAGACGGCGGCATCGATGCGGCCGAGTTCGACCGAAAGCTCAGTGCGGACCTGGGCGGCGATTTCGGCTTCGGTGGGGACATCGGGCGAGTTCGTGAGCGTATCGACCACGCCGCCGGTGATTTCTTTTGTCGCTGCGGACCAGACGGCGGCAGCCACAGAGGCCGCGCTAGGAGCGGCATCGGTTGGGAGGCTGTCGAGCTTGCCGCCGCTGCGCTCGAGGTCGGAGCGAATCGCGGCGACGAGGGCGATTTCGTCCACATTCTGGTTGCCGATGGCTCCGACGATGGCGTTGAGGACGGCTTGGCCGTCGTTCTCATCGAGGAGCGAGCCTTCAACGGCGGCGCTGATCTGCGCGGTGGTTGGCGGGGTTGTGTAGTCGGCAGAGGCGAGTCGGCTCGAGATGTTTTGATCGATGCGGCCAAGCTCGGTTCCGAGTTCAGTGCGAACCGCTGATGCCACCGTGCTGGCGCTAGGCGCGGAGGTTGGCTCGGTGTAGTCGGCATCTGCCAAACGGCTGGAGATCGTGGCGTCGATGCGGGCGAGTTCGGTTGTCAGCTCGGTGCGGACAGCGCTGGCGTTGGATGCAGCACTAGGCACGCTCGGGAGGTCGCCGGTCGTGAGGGTCGATCTGGTGCTAGTGGCGACATCCAAGCGCGAAAGCTCGGTGGATATCTCCGTTCTCACCTGGCTGGCGATTTGGCTTGGCGTAGGAACGGTCGGTGCGTTGGTGAGCGTGGTGGCAGTGTCGGTGAGGGTGACGCGGGCAACGGCGTCGGTGGCGGGGTTGAAGGTGCTCAGAGGCACCTCGGCGGTGCCGTTCCAGACGATTGACCCAGTGCCGACATTTTCGGTGCCGTCGTTAAAGACGAGGAAGTAGGTTCCGGCGCTTCCGGTCATGTTGCCGGTGTAGAGACCGGAGGTGGAGATTTCAGTGAGGGTGATGGGGCTGCCGACAGCGGCTCCGGCTTGGTAGCGTTTGGCGGTAATGGTTTTGCCGGATTCGGCAAGCGCGATGTTGAGTTCGTTGGCCATGGTGTGTTAGGTGGTTGGGTCTTCGGGCAGGTTGAGGGCTGTGCGGGCAGCGGCTTCGCTGTCGAACCACTGCCAGCCGTCCACGGGTAGTGTGAGGGCGGCAAGGTTCTCGCGGCGGAGTTCGTAGGCGGAGTTGAGGACATAGTTCGGGCCGTGGAGGAGGCTTCCGTTGTCGTTCTTGTAAAAACCAGAGGTGTCGGGTGTTTCCATAATTTTTAACCGGTGACGGTCCAGCCCTTGGCGGTGGCGATGCTGGGGTTGTCGGAGGAGGTGCCGTAGTTGCCGGTGACGGTGATTGTCTTGCCGCTGCCGGTGGAGGATAGGTTGGTGTAAATCTCATTGAGCGCGGCGGCGCTTAGGGAGCAGTTTGCAAATGAGACGGTGGCGTTGATTCCTGTGGCCCGAACGCGGGAGAGGCTGGTGCAGTTTAAGAAGGTGCTCCCGAAATTTGTAACCGACGATAGGTTGAGCGCGGGGATTTCTTTGAGGGCGACGCAACCGCTAAAAGCCGAACTAATGTTTGTGCATGACCCCAAACTGTAAAGAGGGATACTTGTCAGTGATGAGCAGTTTTGGAACGCTCTTTGGAAATCCGTGACACTTGAGGTATTTACCGATGGCCCGGCCTTCAAAGACCTCGCTTCTTCGCAAAAGAGAGCGCCGTTGCCACTTGATGTGTTTGGAGGGAAATCGACTTGGATTAGGCCGCTACAGAAATTGAATGCTTGATAAACGCCAATCGACCCGAGAGCGAGGAGTTGCACGCGCTCCAAATAGCGGTGCCTCACAAGAGTTGCCGCGTTGCCGGGACCGAAGTTTCCACTCAAATTCGGTGTGTTGTATTTGAGTTCCAACCACCCGGAGCTGTAGGCGTTAACCAATCCGGCCTGTGAGTGCTTCACATGTAGTGTGACGGCGGTGAGGTTTTGACCGCTCTGAGGCGTGATTTTTATAATCGATTGGCGGTAGCCGCGACTGGTGAGGCTGGAGGCTGGGAGATCCGCCCACGAATAAACATGCTCGGCCGTGGCACCGGTCGCCAAGTTCTCGACCGCCGACCCATCGCCCCAATCGACCGTGTAGGCTCCTGCTACGGTGAAGGCGACGAAATTAGAATCGTTCTCCCACACGGCGTGCAGGCCAGCAAAGCCTTGACTGGTTGGAGCCGTGAGGGGTAGCCAATCGCCGGGGCGGTTCCAGCTATTTTTGGATTTGGCTTTGGGAAAGAGAGGCTGTGCGATCATGCGTAAGTGAGATTTGCTTTGTTCGACCACGCGCCGGTGGCGCTGGATTCTTGGGATGTGGTGCCTGATGAGTTGAAAATTGTCCTCGAGATTTCCCAGGCTGCGCTGTCGTAGATGCTGCCGGAATTTGGGAAGTCGCCGTAGAGGAGGTAGCCCAGGTAGGTGGTGGTGCCGTCGCTCGAAATGTCGAAGGACCAGACGCGGTCGGGGGCGTCTTTGGCACCGGCGAGTTTGTAGACCGTGCCGTTCGGATGCTTGGCGTAAATCTTCCGATCTGTGTGGTTGATCGAAATCGCTCCGGGCGAGAGCTGGTCGGCGGTTGGGATTTTGCCCGCGACCGTCGAGAGTTTGGGAACTATTTGTGTGTTTGCCATGTGGCGTTTTTTGTTTTGCGGAGTTTTGACCCCCCGCGTGGCGAGGCGCTATGGAGCGCCCCGCCGGGGTTGGTTGGTTATTTTTTAATAAACGCCGCCATCGATCGTCGTCTCCAAGGCGGAGATCCGAAGTTCGTGATCGGCCACATCGGCCTCGACTGCGGTCAGGCGGCTGTCCGCACTGGCGTTTTCGAGGGTGGTGATGCGGTTGCTCAACGAGGTATCGGCTGTCGAACGAGTCGAGCTTTCCGAATCCAGATTCGACTGGACGAGGGCGATGTCGGACTCGAGGCCGGACACATCCGAAGCGCGAGCTGCGGCCTCAGCAGAGACTGCGGCGATGCGGGCGGATTCCTCGTCCAGGATGTCTTGCTCGGCGGCGCTGACGCGGGTGGTTAGGGCGCTGAGGTCGCTCGAGACGGTGTCGATGTTGCCTTGGAGGCTGGAGTCGCCGGAGGTGCGGGCGGAGGTCTCGTCAGCGATCGAGTCGTTGATCGACAAGATGGCGGCTGCCAGGGCGTTGTCGTTGGTCAGGTCGACCGAATTGATCAAATCGACAATTTCTTTAAAATTATCGGCGTCAGCCGTTGATGCTGAAAGAATTGCATCGATGCGGCCTTTCTCGACGGTGATCTTGCCGTCCAAAGCGGTGTCGGCTGCTTCCAAAGTGGAAACGGCGGCGCTGATCGCGGACTGGCGGGCGGATGTCTCGGCGGCGATGTCGTCGGCGATGTCGCTTTCGGCACCTTGAGCGCGGGAGATTTCCGCATTGAGGTTCGTGGTGAGCGTCGAATCCGCTGCTTCGCGGGCGGATTGCTCGCTCGAAACGGCGCTGTCAACATAGGTCTTCTTGGCGAAGATGTGCTCGCCGCCGATGGCGAGAACGCCTTGGGCTGTGCCTACAAAGAGGCTTTTGTTCAGTGTGTCGATTGCCAGCTCGCCCGTCTGAAGACTGACGGGAGCGCCTGAACCGCGTTTGATTTTGATGATTGGATTGGCCATGGCTAATTAGGTGGTGGTTGTGGTTTTGGTTGGGCTGTTCGTGGGTGGGTGATTGTCAAAAATTACCGGCATCGATGATGGGAATCATGAGGGCGTAGGCGCTCGCGGAGGGTGACCAGCGGTAGGGCATGCCTTCGTCCATCGCCATATACAGGCGGTCCGCTTTCCCGACGCTCGGGAAGCTCGATCGGTTCGGATATTCGACGACGATGCCTGGCAGGGTTAGGTCGAACGCGGAAAGGTCGAGCTGCTGGGTGAGGTTGCTTTCGGTGATTGTTGTCATGCGAATGCAAGAGTCTCCCGGTTAGCCCACGATCCGGTGGCGGAGGCGGTGGCGAGGATTTGGCCGGCGGCGTTGAGGGTGCTGCGGCGAATGGTCCAGCTTGTGGCGGTCTCTGGGAGTGCTGGCGCGGCGGGGCGGTTGGCGTTGAGGAGTCGGCCGCTGTAGGTGGTGAGGCCGTCGAGGCTTTGGTCGAAGGCGTAGAGATAGAGGGTGGGATCGATAGGCGGCTGGACGGTGCGCAGGCCGAGGGCGGTGCAGGAGATCTGCATTCCGGCGGCGGGCGCGGAGTCGAAGGTGATCGTGCCGCTGGCTTCGCTGACGAGGTAGTCGGTGGTGGGGGTTTGCGTGACGCCGTTGAGGGCGACGAGGACATGCTCGGGGTCGGAGCTGACGAGGCCGTCGATCGGGAAGGTGGTGGCAACGCCGTCGCCGATGCGGACGGTGGTGTTGATTTGCAGGCCGGGGGCGCTGGCGATGATGTAGGACGAAAGGCCGGTGATCTCGGTGGCGGCGTGGGTGTGGACCGTGTCGGCTTTTGAGAGATCGACCCAGAGCTTGAATGCGGGCGAGGCGGAGGGATCGAAGACAGCCCAATAACTGCCAGGCGGTGGATATCCGGGATTTGGCTCTCCGATGCGGATGTAGAGTTCGCCGTTGTAGCTGACGACTTGCCCGGGGGAGTAGTCCGCGCCGTTGTTGTAGGCGCCTTGGTAATCGACGGGCTCGGGCTGGAGGGCGGTGTCGGCCTTGGCTCCTTGGGCGGCGGTGGCTTTGCCGTCGATTTCGGACTGGAGGGTGTTGATCGCGGCGGCTGCTTCGGCGATGGAGTCAAGGGACTCGGTGCCGAGGTTGCTGGCGAGGAGGTCGATCCGGTCGCTGAGGGCGGTGTCTTCGGTGGCAAGGGCGGCGAGGTCGGCATCGAGGCCGGTGATCTCGCTCTTGAGGTGCGTGTGGGCGGAAGGCGCGAAGGTGCTCGGCTTGCCGGTCAGGCTGCTCCAATCAACGGGCGGGGAGACGGCGACGACGGCGGAGGCGAAATCGGTGATCTGCGCGGCGGTGTGCGTGTGGGTGCTCGGCGGGAATGTGGCAGGCTTGTTCAGCACGCTGTCCCAAGTGGGAGGCGGGGCGAGTTCGGCGATGGCCTGCGCGGTGCGCAGGGGGGTCATCCATTTTGCGTTATCGGTTCCGGCTTCGGCTTCGGATTGCGTGGCTTTGCCGTCAGGGAGCGCGGCGGGTGTGGCCTCGTCGCCGAGGATGACGGAGTTTTGAACTTCGACTTGGAGCGTGGCGGTGCGCAATGCCTGGCTCGGTGCTGACCAGCGGATCTCGAGATAGGCGCTGATGCTGGCGGGGTCGGAGGAGAAGGCGGCCTCGACCGGCAATGTATTTAGATCGAGGATTGTTTGGCCGGGGGCCGCCAGAGCTAGGAAATTGGCGTCAGAGAAGGAGGTCTTGAGGGCGACGGTGGTCGTGGTGCCTGCGGGGGGATCGATGGCAATGCCGTTCTGCACGAAGACGACCTCGAGCGGCACCTGATCGCGGCGTTTTAAGACGAGCGTCTGGAGCGCGACATTCGACGCGGCGGACTTGATGAATCGCCGGTTTTTTGAATCAAGGAAGAGTTTCATGCCGCTCGACCGAGCGGCGGGTGTCAAATCGGGCGGGCTTCCGAGCGTCTCCTAGAGCGGAGAGCGGAAGGCGGAGGGCGGAAAGATGCGGTTAGATTTCCGGTTTCAGCTTTCCGGTTTCCGGTCTCTCTACCGCTTCCCATTTACCGAGGGGGCATCGCTCGGTTGCCATGCGGAGCTTGGCCCAGGTGGAGCAGCCGCACTTGCGGCAGCGGCCCGTGGCGTTCAGTGCCTCGGCATCCCACTCGGGGCAGGCGCGGCAGGTGGCTTCGCGGGCGGCGAGGGCTTCGGGTGGGGTGGTCAAGAATCCGGAGCGAGCGAAGCGGCCTGTGGCCTGCATGGCGCTACGCATTTGGCGATGAGATTCCCGCAAAGAGTCAGGCATTTTGGCTAAAAAGTCCTCGTAGGTCATGACACGGTGACGGTGAAATTGAACTCTGTAGGACCGCCCATAAAAGGCGGGATGCATTGTGCAGAGATTGTCATTGGATACGATCCCCTCGGGTCGAGGCTTGTAATGATTTTCGAGTCTCCCGCGTTTACGCCGCATAAATCTTGCTCACCCATATAATCATATAAAAGAATACCTTGAACATATAATGACAAAACCCAGCAACAGCCTTGTGAAAGCGGAGCCCCATAAAAACCATGTCCCGCCCTGTAAATGCTGATCATATACAAGTTATCATAAACCGGTCCAGGCCCAAAAGCATCCCAATAATCGGCGCAGGTTCTCGGCTCAAGGTTCGTTGGAAAGCCTTGAAGGTTGCATTCATCGCCGGGGCAGACTGCGGCGGGAAATTGAAATTCAGTCAATCCGCTCACTTGGTCACCGGTCAGGCTAAAATTAAAATCCGCAAGAAATGGCGGGCAATCGCGGTAAGGTTGGAAATCCCCCCCCCCCCCACAACACGCGCACTCGACGGCGCGGAGGCCGGGGGTGTCGGTTTTGATTTTGATGGCTCCGGAGGATGTGCGGCCGAGGGTCATGTCAGCATTCCTCCGTGGCGATCCATCCGAGCTCACCATCGATGGATCCAAACACATATTTTCCGTTCGCGGGCACCGCATTGGATGGCTCCCATTTTTTTGTGCCACCGTTAAAAGTTAAAAGTTGCCCGGTCTCGGAGCCGGTGGCGAATGCTTGCCAGCCGTCGACGGCGTCCCATTGCAGTAGCGCGCCTGGGCTACCGGAGAATGGAGCCCAAGTTTTTAAGGAATTGTCCCAGCGCAAAAGCTGGCCCTCAACAGATCCAGCTCCCCTTGCTTCCCAGCCTTTCAGTTCGTCCCATTGAGGAAAAGATCCTCGAGAACTGGTTGAATTACTGCCGCCGCCACTGCCTCCTTCTCCGACTCCATTAACGACACCGCCTCCGAATGGAACCCAGGCTTTTGCAACGGCGTCCCATTTCAAAAATTGGCCTTCTTTCGAGCCATCTAAAAATTGCGCAGGGCTCCAACTGAGCGATTGGTTGGTATAACCTTTCAGGTAAAAGTCCGTGATGACCCCGCCGAGAGCTTTCCAAGGGGGGCGCGGGACACACATGCAGGTGTTCCCGCCACCACCGCCACCGCCGCCGCCGCCGCCCCCTCCACCGCCTCCTCCACCACCGCCTCCACCGCCTCCTCCACCACCGCCGCCTCCGGGCATTAGATTGCCCTCCTTATTTCGTAGAGGTCGGCAGCTACATTGAATCCTTCGTTTGTTATGTTGACCATGATAGCTTTGGAGTCGAGGTGGACATTATTCACGCAGAGAAGGTATCTATTGCCGGATGTCAAAGCTGGGTTGCCGCCGGTGGCGGTGCATTTCACGACAAACCATTTGTAAGTAGCGAGGGCGATGTAGGGAACGGTCTGCCCGGCGTAGAAGGTTGGCTTGGGTCCGGCGAAGCTCGCACCTTGGACGCCGCGAACGGGCGCCGAGGTGTTGCTGGACAGGGCAATGGTTTTCCCGGCTGCAATAGAGTCGGCAGCGTAGCGCTGGGTGTCGTCGAGTTCGGGGAATGTCGAGGATGAGAAGGTGGTGCCGAGGAAGTCCGGTTGGAAGGCTTCTTGGAAAAATGTGTCGTCGTTGCGCCGGGCGGTGGGGTAGAGCGCGGCGAGCGGGAGCTTGAGCGTTAGCGGTTTGAGCTCGAGCGCGGTGTAGCCTGGGCGGGATTTGGCGAACGCGTTCGGGCTTTCATCTTGGTAGATGACGATATTTTGCGAATCGACGATCTGCACGAGCTTGCGGCCCCATTCTGCAACCCACCACTCATACCAATCAAGCGGGGGGGAGAATGTGCGGAGCGTGGAGATGTAGTGGCCGGTGCCGCAGGTGGTGGCGTAAATGCCAGGGATTTCCTCGACGATCTCGAGGGTTTCGCCACCGAGCGCGAGACCTTCATAAGCGCGGTGCGTGGCGGTGTATTGCAGGGTGCCGACGCGTTCCTTGGAACACAGGAGGGTCTGTGTGTCGGGATCAAAAACGACGAGGCCGGTGGTATTTGCTGCCTGCATCGTGTGGACATTGTCGAGCTTGGCTGGGAGCTCGATGGCATTGCCCGGCCAGTAATTGAAGGTGTAGGTGTAGGTGTCCTCGATTTCGGGGGTTGGTCGGAACGCGGCGGTGATAGTGAAAGTGCCATCGGCCTGCCCGCTGGGCCAACTGCCTCCGAGATGCAGGATGTCTGAAGGAGAACCTTCGATTTTTTCGAGAATGTAAAACGGATAATATAGCCCGGCTGGGTTCCACTCTTGGCCGTTGATGGTGGTTTTTGGGGAGCACTCGACGCGGGTGGCGCGGAGGAGGGTGCTCGGCAGGTTGACTGTGGCGCCGGTAAGTTTGGCGCTGTATTCAGTCTGCGGGCCAAAGATAGTGACGAGGCTATTTGTGACCGGGGTGGCGAGGAGGATTTGGTTGTTGGCAAATGAGTAGTCGGCCGGGGCAAGCGCCACGCCATCCACGGACACGCCGTCGATGCTGGGCCAGATGTCTTTTGAGATCGCGAGCTCGTTCCCTGCGGTAAGTGACATGCCACGCATTTTCACTTCTCCCAAGGAGGTTGCGAAATATGCCACCACTGCCGAGGAAGTGATGTTGCTTTTGAAAAGAATCGTGGCGGTGGGTTTATCGAAATAAAAATCAGGAATCTCCTCGGTGCCTTTGTCGGGGCTCACGACCGAGCAGGTGAGGATTTCAAAATCGGGCGAGTCGATCGGGATTGTGGTCTGCACGCTCGAGGAGGCCGCCACCTGCTTGGTTATGCTGACTCCGAAATCGATGAAATTCCGCGAGGCGCTGCCGACGATGCTGATCGCGCCTTCGGTTTCTGGGTTCGTAAAATAAAAGCACTGGCGATCCGGGAAAAAAACGAAATCCTGTCCTGCGGTGAGCGGCGTGGTGATCTGTGCTCCTTCGACCTCGCTGGTGATGGTGACATTGGAGACGCCGGAGAGCCAGCCGCGCTGGCCTGGGAGGCTGGATTGGGTCGGGCGGTGATAGAGCGGATCGGTTAGCGGCTCGCGGAGCGTGAGCGTGGATTCCTCGGCCTGCTCGCCAGTGAGGACGATCTGGCGGGCGGCCAGGTAGGGAGCGAGGCTGTTGCCACCGGAGGCGATGGGGCCGCTGACACTGCCGCCTCCACCGCTGAGGTTGCCGCGAATGACGGAATTCTGGATTTGGAGCGGGAGGGTGATCGTGCGGATCGCGGCCGTGGCGGCGTCCTCCCACTTGATTTCCAGGAGGGCGTCAATCTGGTCTGGCTCGTCGGCGAAAAGTTCTTGGACGGGATCGGTGGAGAGGTCGAGGATGCCCGAGTCGGCATCGGCATAGGCGAGGTATTCGCCTCCGTAGGTCTGCTTGATGCCAACCGAGATGTTGTAGTCGGCGGGGACGGAGAAGGTCGTGGTGTCGCTGACGAAGACGATCGTGAAGGGGGTGCGGTCGTCACGCTTGAGCGTCATCTTCGACAGCACGGATCGCGTGTTGGCTTTCGAGAGCATCTTGCGGCCTTTCGGGTCCACATAAAGTTCAAGGGTGTTCCACGAGACGGTGGTGAGGATGAAGACGCCTGTGGCAGTGAGGCTGTTTTCGTCCACCGCAGTCAGCGAAATATAGTGCGTGCCGGTGAAGGTGGGCGTGCCGGTGATCTGCCCGGTGGCGGAGTCGATCGAGGCCCAATCTGGCAAGGAGGTGGCATACCAAGAGACAGGCTCGCCGGAGAGCACTTGCGGGGTGGCGGTGAATGACGAGCCAACCGTGGCGGTGAAGGATTGCGAAGTTGGAAGCTGCATGGTGATCGTGGGTGTGGTCCCGCCGCCGCCGCCGTTGCTGGCGGAGATGACGAGCGAGACATTGGTGGGATCGCTGGTGCCTCCGGGTCCGGTGGCTGTCACCGAAAAGGTCGTGGTGCCTGCGGTGGTCGGCGTCCCGGCGATGACTCCGCTTGAGGAGTTTGTTGCTGCCCAAGCGGGCAGGGCGGTGAATGCGTAGGAGGTGGCGGGGCGGTTTGCGCTGTCGCTGATAGCTACGCCTGCCGAGAATGCTGTGCCGACAGTGCCGTTGAGAGTTTGGTTCGGAGTGATGAGAGGCTTACCTGCCGAGATGGTAAATCCGACGCTCTGTGAGGCTCCGCTCCCTGCGCCATTTGATGCGGCGATGCTCGCAGTGAATGAACCAATGGTTGTGGGTGCTCCGGTGATGGCCCCAGTGGAGGAGTTGATCGACAACCCGGCGGGCAGGGCCGTGGCAGCCCATGCGGTGGCAGGGCGATCGAGAGCATCATCAAGCGCGATATTTGCCGAAAACGCATCCCCGACCTTGCCGGTGAATGTCTGCCCGGCGGTGATGAGCGGCACGCCGATGGCGATCGAAAGCGTGGCTGTCTCGGTGTCCGAGCCGCCGGGTCCGGTGGCTGTGAGGGTGATTGTGGTCGTCTCGACATCCTGAGGTGTTCCGGTGATCTCGCCGGTGGATGAATTGATCGTGGCCCAACTTGGCAACCCCGTGGCCGACCAGCTAGTCACAGGCCGGTTTGTCGCATCAGTCAGCGAAAAGGTTTTGCTAAATGCCGTTCCCACAGCCCCGCTGGCAGTCTGCCCTGCGGTGATGATCGGCACGCCATCGGCGATCGTGAAGGCGATACTTGTTGCGGTGCCTGCGCCCCCGCCGCCCGTGGCCGTGAAGGAGGCTGTAAACGAACCCCTGGTCGTCGGCGTGCCCGAGATCGCGCCTGTGGTCGTATTGAGCGACAGCCCCGCAGGAAGCCCCGTGGCACTCCAAGAGGTCGCAGGCCGATCCAGCGCGTCATCAAGAGCAGGCGTTTGAGTGAACGCCACGCCCACCTTGCCCGAAAAACTCTGCCCGCTTGTGATAATAGGCGCACCCACAGCGATCGAGATTGTTGCCGTCTCGGTGTCTGTGCCTCCCGGCCCAGTAGCGGTAAGGGTGATAGTTGTGCTGCCGCCGTCCTGGGGTGTGCCGGTGATCACTCCGGTGCTGGAATTGATCGAGGCCCAACTTGGCAGGCCCGTAGCACTCCATGATGTCACAGGGCGGGTTGCCGAGTCGGTGAGCGAGAATGTTTTGGAAAATGCCTCGCCAACCTTTCCTGATCCGGTCTGGTTCGGCGGGATGATTGGCGCTCCTTCGGAGATCGTGAAGGCTACGCTTGTCGCTGGGCTTGTTCCTCCGCTGCCCGTGGCCGTGAAGGATGCAGTGAAGCTTCCTTTCGTGGTTGGTGTGCCGGTGATTGCCCCCGTGCTGGTGTTTAGTGAGAGGCCGGTGGGGATGCCTATGGCGCTCCATGAGGTCGCTGGGCGATCTACGGCGTCAGTGAGCGAGATCGTTCCAGAAAACGCATCGCCGACCTTGGCGGTGAATGTCTGCCCGGCGGTGATGAGCGGCACTCCGATGGCGATTGAGAGCGTCGCCGTCTCGGTGTCGGATCCGCCGGGGCCAGTAGCCGTGAGGGTGATTGTGGTGCTGCCGCTGTCTTGCGGTGTGCCGGTAATCTCTCCGGTGCTGGAATTGATGGAGGCCCAGCTCGGCAGTCCGGTGGCAGACCATGAGGTCACAGGGCGGTTGGTGCTGTCGGTGAGCGAGAATGTCTTTGAAAATGCTTCGCCGACTTTACCTGATCCGGTCTGGTTCGGTGGGATGATTGGCGTCCCCTCTGAAATAGAAAAACTCACATCCGTCGCCGGGCTTGTTCCTCCGTTCCCTGTCGCTGTGATGGAGGCAGTAAAACTCCCCTTCGCTGTTGGCGTGCCGGTGATTGCACCCGTGCTAGTATTCAGCGTCAGCCCAGCAGGCAAGCCCGTGGCACTCCATGAATCCACAGGTCGATCCAAGGAATCAGTCAGCGCGATCGTTCCAGAAAATGCCACGCCCACTTTTCCCGAAAAGGTCTGATCCGCCGTAATGCTCGGCGGCCCCACCTCGATCAAGATTATCGCCGTGGTCGGCTCGCTCGTGCCTCCCGGGCCAGTAGCGGTGAGGGTGATTGTAGTCGTCTCGACATCCTGCGGCGTTCCCGTGATCTGGCCAGTGGAGGAATTGATCGAGGCCCAAGTTGGAAGTCCCGTGGCACTCCACGAAGTCACAGGGCGGTTTGCAGAGTCGGTGAGCGAGAATGTTTTGGAGAAAGCCTCGCCGACTTTCCCCGAAGCCGTCTGCCCAGCCGTGATAATCGGCACAGCATCCTCGATGGAGTAAATTTCGATAGATTTCGAGTTAGTCGTCGGCCAAATATCGAAAGCAATGTATTCGGCATTTTCCGAAATATCCACTGCAGAGCCGAAATAGTCTAAACCCGAGGGGCGCGGAATCTCAACGCTGCGCGATGTCACCCAGTCGCTGCCAGTCCATGAATATGTGTCTACAGAAAAACGATCTCGGTGAACAAGGAAAGATCCGTCGGCCGATAATGCTATTGAGGTCTGTGATATCGACTGAGAAAGATTGATAGCGCTGCCAGCCTCAACCCACGCGCCAGAGATTAAATCGTAAGTCCTGATTGTCGTCTGGCTCAAGGCCACAACTCGGGTTCCGGTATTGTTTATTTTAACCGAATAAAGCGTAGAGTCTGGCAGCGTGATATTTTCGCCAACACGAACAGTTTCCGTGCCGGAAACTCCTTGAAAAACAGAGATTGTTTTTAGCGAATTATAGCTGCCATAGACAACGCAATAAGTTCCGTTTCGGGATAAAGAACAATTTCCTGCAAAATCATTATTTGCGCCATATCTTTTTGACTGATTAAATGAGTTGTATGGTTCAAATTCGTTAAGTTTCCCAAAACTTACATATTTATAGTTGTATGAAACGCCTTGAGATGTTTGCCCCTGCGAATGCGCAGAATAAGCGATATACCCGTTGCTAGTCGCATCGAAGCCATATAGAGTGAGGTTATTAGTCCGTGCTACGAGTGTATAAAGTTGACCTCCCGGAGCCCAATATATATAGATTCCGCTGCCCACCAAGTAAGCATAATATTGCCCGCTGGAATCGATTGGTAAGCACTTTTGTTGAATGCCGCTGAAAGATATATCTGACTCCGGAAGGCTTATCGTTCTCAGTAAGTGCAAACTAAAGTTAGGCTCGTTAAATTGCCATCCACTGTAGGTTTCATTTGTTGAAAATGTAAGATACTCTTGGGATGAAATAGTTAAACTATTAAATCTTTCAAAATCTGCAACTGAGACAGACCCGAGCCGGTTCAACAAGACTGGTGTGCTCATGGTGCTCTAAATGGCGCGGAGTATGTCGGCGTGAGTATTGTGGCCATGCTCTGTTCCCCGCATGTCAAAACTCAACACTCTTCGGTCGGGAGCCATTTGAATCCATCGCCCGAGAAGGCGAGCACATAAGTCGCGCCATCGGTCGGCGGAGGCGGTGAGAAGATCAGTTGGCGCTGTCGTTTTCCGGAGGGGCCAGCGACCTCCGTGGTGATCCAGGGTTGTGGGCGGCCGGAGCTGTCGCGCTCCGGGATATCTAGCGTCGCATAGATAAAATTCTCATCGAGGTCGGATGCGGAAATTTGAACCGGGTAGCCGCCACCCTTGGCCGAC